AGGCATCTTTGAAGTTCCGTTTGGCCTGCTCCAACTCCATTTCAGCCGAAGTCTGATACGTGGAGATAAGCTCCTTCTCGCCGCTGTGCAGCATGCTCTTGAGCTTCTTGTTTTCCTCAAGAATGTTTTGAGCGATCTGTAGCGCCTCTTGCTGCTCTCGATATGCAGCCTCTTTCGCACGCCGCTCGTCGTGCCAAGCCTTCTTATATTGCTTGAACTTCGTCTTGACGTTGTGCGAGTAGTCTTTCGACTCGTCAACTTTCTCTAGCTCTTCCTTGACTTCGTCAGAAAGAGGGGCGACGTAGCGGTCTTCGGCAGGGGTGTCGTCCTTGACCTCGACCTTTACTTCGTCTGAATCTTCCTCAAACGAGACATCAATATCGTCTTCGGGTTTACCCTTAGAGTCCTTGACCTCGTCGGGGAACTTGAAATCGTCATCGTCTTTTGCCATCGTGTCGCTCCTTATTTGCGTTTGATGCCGCGTGGGTCTTCAACAACACCTTCGACAGTGTCATCGTTGATGATGCGGAACTCCCTGCCGTGGATGATCAGGCGGGTACCGCTGTTGGGGCGTACCAGCACAAAGTCACCCTTCTTGCACCAAGGACCCGTAGGGAACTTGGCCTTGTCCACATAGCAATCTGGACCAAGATCAACCACGAATAGGACTGTGGTCAGTACCTCTTCGTTACGCATGGTGATGTCAGACTTGATAAGTCCGACTTCGCTGTCTTCAAACTCTTTCTCTGCCTCGGGAATCGCACAAAGAATCTTGTAGCCGCTTGGCTTTGGTAACTGTTTCGCTTTCTCTTCTGCTCTCTTGTGCAGCACCGCAGACAGGTCTACAGCACTACTTAGATCGAGATCACTCATCGAGTTGCTCCATGTTTTTTGTAAGGTCTGTGATGAATTTGCGAGCGATGAGCAGACCTTTAATTTCCCCACACATCTCGCAGTACTCGTCGTACGTCTTGGCCCCTTTCGCGCCCAAGTGTTCTTCGAGTTGTTTGACTTTCTCGTCAATGTTGTTGACGACCACCGAAGTGGCCTTCAGGATTTCGTACATCAATCACCCTTCTTTTTTGGTTGTGATCTCTGTTGTGCAGCAAGCTGCATTTTGGTTTTGTGGACTTCCGACATGACGCGGAAGCCTTCTGACTGTTGTTGGGCTTGAGTCTTGTCGCGGTCAGCGTATGTTTTCGCCATAAGCTTCGCGCCCTCAGACTGCTGCTGTGCCTCAATACGAGCTTTCTCGACGTTGATCTGCTCTTGCTTGAGTTGAGCATCTGTCTGGTCTTTTGCCGCCTTGCGCTGGAGGTCTTGCATCTTGATTTGCAACTCTTGCTGCTGCAACTGGATGAGCGGGTCTTGTGCCATCTGCTGGTTCTTCTGCTGCTGGGCCTCCTGCATATTGCGCTGGAGAAGCTGTTGTGCAGCCTGCGCCGCCATCTGAGAGACACGCACCTCCATCTCTGGAGACATCTCGACCTCGTCCTGCTCCTCGTTGTACGGGGGCAGCATCTGACCCATCGCCTGCTCAACCTGCTTGCGATACTCCATACCTAAGTGCTCAACGACGTGCGCCATCATGGCCGCTTGAAGCGCCTGCGCCATCTGCGGATTCATACCCACTAGAGCCTGAATCTTGGGGTCCTGCGCCGCTGCCATGTGGACCGCGATGTGCGCCTGATGGTCCTGATAGATGAACGCCTTGACCGGCTTATTGCGCAGGATGTTCATGTTCTCCGTGACCGGATCACGAGGCTTCATGTCATCCGACATCGGCACAAGCTTCTGGTAGTTCTTGATGCCGAGCACGTCCAACATCTGACGATGCAATAGCGGAAGGTCATACAACTGAGGCGCTGTTTGAGCTAGCTGAAGCGCCGCCTGATACTGAACAACCTTCTGAGCCATAGTGGCTGCGTTGGGGTCGCTCACCGGGATGACATCGACTTGGTCGTAGTCGCTCTGCTTGACCGACCGGCCACCCTCCTCGGGCATGTACGAGTACGCCGGAGGCGTATAGTCCCTGATGATCTCTTTGAGCAGCTTGAACTCTTGACGCATCGCATAGTGGATGCGAGCCTGCACTGCCGACATCGTCTTAAGCTGCCGCTCAAGAATGGCCAGAGTCGTGCCCACCGGGGCCTGAGCAGACATGTCAGAGGTCTGCAATTCAACCGCGCCCGCAAACTTGCGGCCTTCCTCGATGATCTGGTTAAGGAGCGCCGCTAGGACCTGACTTGGCTCCTTGTAAGGAAGTGGCATGATGTTGTCCCGCATGTTGCCACTAGGAACGTCCATGTCTCGCCATTCTCCGGGACTGATAGGAGTGTCATCCCCTTTTGCTCGTAGTCCTCGGGTCTTGAATCCCCCTGGAAGATTAGATAGAGTGCCAGCATCGACAAGCTGACGCAGGATAGAAGTACCAGACTTAGCAAATGCACCGACCAGATGGATGAGGCCAAACGCATAGAACCCAAAGCCTGGGATGTACGGATAGTGGACAAAGTGTTGGCGCTTCTGGTGCGTCTTGTCATTGGGTCTCCAATTCCTACGGATGGCCAGCACCTCGCCGGTACCCTTCTCAATCGTCACGACATACGGCAGCGCAATGCCCGTCTCTTTGCCATCGTCGTCCTTGTGCTCATAGCCTTTGAGGTCGATCTCGACGTGCATCTCTAGCAGCTTGAAGCGGTTGTCCTCAGTCGCACGAAAGCCCAGCTTCTCAGCGATCTTCTTCTCAACCTCGTCCATGACTTGGACCGGCTCGCCCAAGTCCACGTCCCGATAGAACCCCTCGTGCTGGAGCCTGCGCACATCGTTGGGAGTTTTACGCATGACGTGCGTCACACGCTCTGCCGACTCAAGGCTCGACGCGCCGTATGGCACTACAACGTCCTCTGCCGGGACGTACATCGAGACCTGCCGGTCCAGTTGCAGATCAACATAGACCTTCTTGAACGCATTGCCCGCAAGGCCCAAGCCCCAGAGCATGCGCTCATGCTCAGGGCGGTACTCGACCATCACGTCAGTCAACTGATGGTTCATATCCTCTTGGACACGCTCAGCCGCCTTCTTTTTCTCAGGGGTTTCTTTGCCGATGATCTTGGTCTTGACCGGACCCGCAGCGGGGAAGGTCTCCATCATCGTCTCTGCTTGGAACTTGACAACAGCCTCAGACAGCAGCGGGTGATACACGCCGCAAGCGCCCGGCCACGGCTCAGTGCGCTCTTCTAGCTTCATGCCAAGCAGTTCTAGGCCATCGACGTACGTCTTGACCCAGTCTTTGCGGGAGTCAATGTCGCCCTCGTAATCACCGATCAGGTTGCCCGCAAGCTCAGTAAGCTCACGCTCGTCCATGTCCTCGGCAAGGTTCTTATCAAACTCGTCCTCAATATCTGCCTTGGCAATCTCAAGGGTGAACTCGCCCTGACTGATAGATACTGACTCGGGGTCCTCGATCTCAATCTCGATGGGGTCCTCCACCTCGCTGATCTGGTCCAAGCCTTGAGGGGCCTGATAAAACGCCTTGTCGATATTTGTTGCCATGATGTATCCTTAGTAATACGCGGCTTTCTTGCGATACTGTCGCAAGAAATTGTCTTCCGGCTCGTCAGTCGGAAGGCGGATGAACCCACCCTGCCTAAATCTTAACAGTGCAAGGGTCGTAGAGTCCACCAAGTCGTCGTTGGCTCCAGAGGGAAAGTCGTTGCACTCCTCCATGACCTCTTTGGCCCACCGCCTGTCGGGTGCAAACACCACGCCACCTTGAAACAGCGACGACACCGCGTTGACCCGAGCAATCTTGTCTTGGCCTTTGCCCGGCGTGAACTCCGCCACGGGTATGCCCATACGCCGAAACTCTTGATAGAGCACCGAGCCAGATGATTTCTTCTCGACCATGAACGAGTCAGGCTCCCACTCCTGATACTCGCGCAGCACCAAAGCCTTTAGCTCTGGATACTCCATCCGTTTCTTGATGGCATTGAGCAAAATGATGGCAAAGTTGTTCGTTTCTTCGTTAAAGAACACACCCCAGACGGTAAGTGCGTTATAGTCAGACCTGTTATTGGCCTCCTGCGCAGCATCCAGACTCATAATGGTGAACTCGCACGGCGGAGGGTCATCCTTTTCCCAAATTTGCCACCACTCGCGTTTGATCAGCGCGCCTTCCTCTGAAGTGGGCTTTTGCAGGTACTGAGCGTTCCAATACCGGATGTCCATCGCCGCTTTCTTGCCCAGCAACTCGTTGACATCCCAAAAGTCAGGCCACAGAGCCTCACCATCGTCCTTGATGGCCGGAAACTCGATCACCTCCCACTGATCGACCCCCTGTTCGCGCTCCATCTGGTTGACGACCATACCCGTGAGGTCCAGTTTGGACCACCGAGTCATCACAATAATGATCGCACCGCCCGGCATAAGGCGCTGAAGAGGGCCAGACTGGAACCACTCCCAAGCAGGAAGAAAAACATCCGGTCGTCCGGTTTTTGCTTCTTGTTCAGAGTGAGGATCGTCAATAATGAAAAGATCAGCGCCCCGACCAGCGAGAGCACCTCCAACACCAATAGCGAAGTACTCACCATTAAAGTTTGTTCCCCATCGTGAGGCCGATTTCGAGTCCGCCTGAAGCTCAACCTGCGGGAAAATGTCCTTGTAGGTGTCCGCACCGACCAGATTTCGCACCCGCCGACCGAAGTTGACCGCCAAATCAGAGGTGTGGGAGGCCATGATGACCTTCTTCTGAGGATATTTCCCCAGAAACCACGCCGGAGCAAGGTACGAGATCAATTCCGACTTGCCATGACGCGGCGCGATGTTCACTATCACGCGCTTTTTCTCGCCTTTGGCAATGGCCTCAAAGACCTCGATCAGTTTTAGGTGGTGCGGGCCGACTTTGTAGCCTGGATAGACGTGTTTGACGAAGTCCAAGAAGGAATCTTTGCCGATGACCTGCGTCATCTGGGTCTGATACTCCTTCATTAGCTCCAACACCCGACGTTTTTGCTTGTCGGGCATCGTCGGCAGAGCCTGCCGGAGCTTAAAAAGCTGGTCTGCGGTCAGTTTAGGCGCGGTCATGCTTGTTTTGATTGACCACCATGCGTGCTTCCACGTCGATTACCTTGTCTTCAAGGTTTTCCAAGGTCTGGAGCAACTCTTTTTCGACCTCTTCAATCGACATGTGCTTGTGAGTGACCTCACTTCGCTTCTTGAAGGCATCAACCCCGTCGATTTCCCCCAAGTTTCGCAGTGCCGTGATCCTTGCTTTGGGGTCCTTGGCATTCTCAATCTCGGCAACGAGCTTGTTGACCACGTACATCTTCAGGTCAGACAACTCTTCCACGATAGAGACGTTCATCTGCGCAACCATGCCTGCCAGCATGGCCAGAGTCTCGTTGGGGTACTTGGAGTAATCAGGCCGGTACTGCGGGTTGGCCATCATTTCCCGCGCTAGAGCCTTGGCCTCGTCAGCATTTTCCTGAGTTGGCGAGAGTGCTTGGCCCGTCAAGTCTGACATGAGCTTGATGACGTTGGCCCGCATCTGCAATTCTTGCTCAGCAGTGAGGTCAGGAAACGCCTCTTTGGCGTTGTCTGGCAGAGGAATGTTTTCCTCGATGGGCGGTACCAATGTCGTCATGTCAGAGAAGGAATCTCCGTTGGGTGTTGCATCGGGAATGTATCACAGAAATATATTTTTGCAACAAGGGGAGGTTGGGACTCCTACCGGGGGGTGTTTCTGTAGAAACATAGATTTGTGTGGCTGGGAAAAGTCATGGGGGAGGGGGTGCTCTGTTGGAGTTTGGCGGAGTGTTTTGTCGGAAAACCTAGCATTCATGCGGGTTGCCGGGTGGTTTTTCCCCACATTTATTTTTACTTGAGGCTTGACATATAGAGGGGGAGTTCGGCAGGGTGTTTTGTCAAAACCGGCAATAACTAATTGGCTATCTAGAGTACCTGATGGGCCGCTAGGCCGCATGAATGCTGGGTTTTTTCTTCGCCGTCTGAGACTGAATCCGGGTGTAACTAGGCTTATAGAGGGAGTCTAAAAATGGCGAGTTTCCGGGGGAGTAAGGGTGCCCAATCTCGCTGGAACCCGCATGGATACTGGGTTTAGCTTCGCCGTGGCACGGGTGATCCGAAGTGGGGCTTGACATATAGAGGGGGAGTTTGGGAATGTGCGGGGTTATTTGTGTGGATCAGGGGGTATGGGGGCGAGGGAGGGACCCGTTTGGCGGCTTGGGGGGTGGGGGTGGGGGCGCGTCCCCCTCTAGAATTTGCAATACCCGTACCCCTTCAGCTATACATATATCACTGCGATGTCGCAGGGTTCCACGGAGTACATCATGTACACAGTATCAGTTCAGTGGGAAGACAAGCGGATCACCCACACCGCATGGACCAAGGCGTCAGCCCTCGGATGGCTGGCCTGCTACCGACACCCCCAGGTGTTCGCTAAGGTGACCGACCTGTTCGGTCGTCGCGTGGCGGTCAAGTACCGCCGCTAATCAAC